GTCTACATCAATACCTTTGATGGTCTGCCGCTGGAGCCGCTCAGGGACGATGCCGCATGTGCCAACTTACGGTGGCTGATCTCGTTTCTATGTAACCACGATGAAAATGCGGCGCTCTGGTTGACTCGCTGGCTGGCGTTTCCGCTGCAGCACCTGGGCGCGAAGATGGATACCGCTGTGCTAATGCATTCCAGCATGGAGGGCTCGGGTAAGAGTCTGTTTTTCGCCGATACCATGGGCAAGTTGTACGGCCAGTATGCCGCGACAGTCGGACAGACCCAGTTGGAAAGCAATTTCAACGCCTGGCAAAGCCGGAAACTTTGGGCCGTGTTCGAAGAGGTGGTTAGCCGCGATCAGCGCTACAACCAAGTGGGGAAGATCAAGCATCTGGTCACGGGCAAAACGGTGCGGATGGAATCTAAGTTCATCAATGGCTGGGAGGAGTCCAACCATATGAACGCGGTTTTCTTGAGTAACGAGATCATGCCGTGGCCGATCAGTGATAGCGACCGCCGGATGCTGGTTGTCTGGCCCTTGGATACTTTGCCGGTGGAGCGTCAAAAAGCCATTGGCCGGGAGTTGGAGCAAGGCGGTGTCGCAGCCCTTTACGGCTGGCTATTGTCGGTTGATTTGGGCGACTTCAATCAGCGGACGCGTCCGCCATCCACTGACGCCCGTGAGCGGCTGGTAGCCTTGAGTCGGGCCGGTTGGCAGACATTCCTGCACCTGTGGAAATACAGCGAGTTGGGTCAGGGGCTCTGGGGGCCGTGCCTATCTACTGACCTTTACTCGCTGTTTCTGGAGTGGTGTCAGCGCAACAAGGAGCACGTGATGAGTCAGACGAAGTTCTCGCTGTTCATCAATTCCGAAGTGGAAAAAACGCGATCGATACCTTGGACCGATGGCAATAATCGCAAGTTTGGTGCGTTCTTCTTCCCAGTTGACCAGGACGCTTCCCAGCCCCCATCACTGGCGTCGGCCGTGCTTGGCGCGGTGGTTGTCAACTGGCGGGCAAACGCGAAGCTGGCAGGGTGGAATGTGGACAGCTGGGACCACATTAAGGCAGTTGCCGCATGACTACGCCTAAAAGTGTGTTGGGTGTGTCGGGTGTGTGTCGGGTTGGTTTTGGCTACCCAACACAGTTCCAGTCCTTTATTTGCGCGCGCTTCCGGCTGTTGTGTTGGGTGTGTTGGGTTTGGCGTCGCGTGCGCGCATGCGTGACGTTATTTGCACTGAAGATAACGGTAAGAATTTTTTCTTATGCGAGGACAGAAAAACCCAACAAACCCAACACACTCAACTCAAAGTTAATAAAAGTGTTGATTTTAAAGGGATTTATTTGTGTTGGGTTTGTGTTGGGTAGCGGGTTTTCTGTGTTGGGTTCGGTTTTTCGGGGGGTAGGGCAATGATCGAGGCAATGGAAGTGCTGCTGAAGCACTGGGGCGAGCAACTTCGGAGTAATGGTGAGGTGGGGGGCATGGGTAGCCCGATGGCAACGATCATGGAGTGGGGCGGATGTGCACCGCGCGGCACCCCCGGATCTCGGATCATTATGGGTGCTGGTGCGGGGCCTGATGCAGTTGCTCAGGAAGTCGGTGCGGCTCTTTCCGAGATCGCTCGACAAGATGGGCGGGGAGAAAAGCTGCAACAGTTGGCGGTCTTGCGCTACGGCGACGACCCGGCACCGACCTGGATTTCGCAAATGCATGAGCTGGGGTATGTGTCCAAGGCGAAGCAAACCTACTACGACCTTGTGCACAGTCTTCATGTGCGACTCTTTGAAGTGCTGGCCGAACGCAAAGACGCACGTAAGTGGCTTACCGCTGGTCGGGGCGCTTTACCTCAAAGTCTCCTCAAAGTTGCGTCAAAGTTGCGTCGAGCCGGTTAACCGAAAATGCCCCCTTTTCGGTTCCGTACTCAGGGGGTAAAAAGTCACCACGATATGAATTCTGCGCCTCGGCGCTTCCCCCGAGCACGTGCTGTGCACTCCGTCCTGACTCATGTCATGACACTGAAACCCTGCCACCCGGCGGGGTTTTCTTTTTCGGTGTACGAAAGAAGAGACGCCGATCAATTGCGCAAGGAGATTAGCGATGGAAGTCCAGGTAAGGAGCACCCAGGGGAAATTAGTCTGGGCCCGGAATGCCATAGGCGGCGTTACGTCCACCGCCTATGGTTTGGATTCGACCTTGAAAGATATCAAGGACGCTCTCGAGACTGCATTGGAGCAGTGCGTTGGCGAGTTAGCTTTGTTTGAGAATGTTGATGGAGTACCTGTACTGGCCAGTCCCGCCACCTAGGTCAATTGTGATGTTCCAGTTACCTGTGCGTGGAACGACAATCCGTGCCGGTAGCATTTTGTAGAAGCCACCGTAATGCCGGTGTGCAGCTCCACTTTTGAATTTAGAGAAATTTGAATCATCAGTCAGACGAACGTTGCATTGGTGGGTGCACTCCACCACAACGACGTCGCCCTCTGAAAGATATTCACGCGAGTGTACAAATTGCATATGGCCTCCTAGCCGTTTTTTGATGATTGCCATTTGACACTATCACCGCAGGACCTTCTTGCCCATTGCTCCAGTAAGAGCACTCGATGGATATGAACGAATGACAAATGAACAGCAAGCGCTGGCAGAGATGCCGATTTGGTTAGTTATCGTCCTGGCCCTGGTCGGCGGTGTGTCGGGTGAGATGTGGCGCGCCGATAAAGACGGGGCGCGAGGCTGGGCGTTGTTGCGCCGACTCGCGCTTCGGTCCGGTGCCTGCATTGTCTGCGGCGTGTCGGCGATGATGCTGATGATCGGCGCGGGCATGACGATCTGGACGGCCGGCAGCTTGGGTTGCCTGACCGCGATGGCCGGCGCTGATGTCGCCATCGGGTTGTACGAGCGCTGGGCCGCCAAGCGGTTGGGCGTCAGTGAAATGCCCACCGAATCTAATCGTTCGGAATAACTCTCACCCAGCCACTTATTTAGCAGGTCTCCAGCAATGAATGAATCCAGGCAGCAGCAGATGCTTGCAGGGCAATCTTCCATAGCTCAAAAAATCTTTGGGTATGTACCCATTCAATCATGCTGGACCGCCCGTGATATTCACGGCGCCGTCCTGGCTGCCAATGTCAGTGGCGCATCTGCCTATGCTATACGCCGCGCTCTTGGTGAACTCAAAGATGCCGGGATTATCAGGGAGCCGATCGGCGGGAAGTTTCAGCGTGCTGTAGTCACACCCAAAACCAAGAAGGAGACAACCATGCCTCAGGCATCCAAGCAGTCCGTTGCATCGACCAAAACAACCGATGGCGCGCTGGACGTATTGGCTACCCTGTCGGGTGAAGTGGTAAGCCTGTCTGAAGAGTTCAGCAAGCGCATGAAGGCATTGGCGGGCCGCATCGAAGAGGTAGCCCTGTCGGTAGAGGCTGAGCGGGAAAGTAATGCTGAAGCCATCATCAAAGCCAAGCGACTGCAAGAGGCGCTGCGAGAGTTTGCGTAAGCACCCACCTTGCGGTCCGGGGACGGCCTAGCGCTCGCGTGTCCTCGAAGTGCCACCCCGCAAGTGGCAAGCAGGGGGGCGCACCGGTTTGGGGCGTCGAAAACTGCCGGGGACCCTGGGGGTATTCAGGGGGTACGGGGTCGGAAACCCGCGGGACTGTGTTAGCGGGCGGTTCACCAGCTTAGTGAACTGAGGTGAACAGGTGAACTCGCGGGGTGAACTGGGGAAATTAACCATGACTGTAATCAGCAAAACGGAGTTTGCGGCCCGGCGCGGTTGGGCCAAATCCTACGTTTCCAAATTAGCCAGCCAGGATCGGCTGGTGCTTACCGAAAACGGCAAGATTGATCTTGAGGCTACTGAGGCACTGCTCGACAAAACCAGCGACCCCAGCAAGGCAGCCGTTGCCGAACGCCACCAGCAAGATCGGATTCAGCGTGACGTTTACAGCAAACTGTCCCCCGTCATCGAGCCGACTTCCACGGCTGCGCCGCCGCAGCTAATGCCAGGCGATGGCAAACACCCCGACTACCAGAAGTCCCGCGCGCTGCGCGAGCACAACATGGCCAAACTGGCCGAGATCGAACTGGGCAAAGCGCAAGGTTCATTGGTGTCCAAGGAAGCCGTAGAGACAGGTGCCTACGACGCCGGCCGCTTGCTGCGCGACCAGTTGTTCGGCCCGTTGCCTCAGTTGTCGTATGACTTGGCGGCGATGACGGATCCCTGGCAGATCGAAAAACACCTCACAGCAACAATCCGTCGAACGTTGGAAGAGGCCGAGCGCCTCTCCTCAGCAGATCTTGAACATGCCCTAACACTGGATTGAACCCATGCACACGGAATTTTCTGACGGTGCAAAGGTGTACCGTGAGAACTACTTCCGTGGATTGCGTCCCGATCCAGATCTTTGGATCGATGAGTGGGCCGATGAGTACATGCGGATTCCACGGGACACCGGCGCCCCTGAGCCCGGCCAGTACCGAACCTCACGAACACCGTATGCCCGTGAACCGATGCGTTGCCTGTCGCCGGCTCACCCCTGTAGGCGTGTGGTCACCATGGTGGCCTCGCAGTTGATGAAAACGCAGATCGCCCTGAACTGGATGGGTGGCCTGATCCACATGGCGCCGTCGAACATCCTGGCCTTGCTGCCCAGCCTTGGATTGTCCAAGCGTGTTTCGGGACGAATCAGCAAGACCATCAAGGCCACCCCGGTGCTGCGCGAACGCGTGGCGACCAGCCGCTCACGGGATGCCCGCAATACGATGGACACCAAGGAGTTCGAGGGTGGTTCGCTGTACGTCACCACCGCTGGTTCCGCAGCCAACCTGTCGGAGCTGTCGGCACGTTACATCTACGGCGACGAAGTCGACCGCTGGGAAAACGACGTAGGCCAAGAGGGTGATCCCATCAGGTTGGCCGAAACGCGGGCGACCAACTTCGGCCGCAACGCCAAGATCTATTTTTCCAGCTCGCCGACGATCAAGGGCGCCTCGCGGATCGCCGATCTGTTCGAATCCAGCGACCAGCGTCACTACTACGTGCCATGCCCCACCTGCGCTCATATGCAGGTACTGGAGTGGGAGCGGCTGCACTACAGTGCAGACTACGCCACCGTGCATTACGAGTGCGCCGCCCCTGAGTGCGACGTGCTGATCGAGGAGCACCACAAAAGCGACATGCTCGCCCGAGGTGAGTGGCGTGCACATGGTCGTGGCGATGGCAAAACCGTGGGGTTTCATCTCAGCGCCTTGTATTCGCCGACCGGCTGGATGGATTGGGCCTCGCTCGCCGTAGAGTTCGAGGACGCCAAAAAAGCTCAGTCACAAGGTGATACCAGCCTTATGCAGGTGTTCTACAACACCCGTCTGGCCAAGGTTTGGGACAGCGCGCTCGAACAGACCAAAGCGGAAGTGTTGATCGCCAGGGCGCGTCTGGAAACCTACACCCTCGGCGCAATGCCGGCCGGCGTAATGATGCTTACCGGTGCTGTCGACGTTCAGGCCAACCGCCTGGAACTCATGGTGATGGGTTTCGGCGTCGGCATGGAGCGCTGGGTCGTTGATCACCAGGTGATCTGGGGTGACCCGGCGGATGAACGCACCTGGGCGGTGCTGGATGAAAAGCTTAAGGCGCGTTATCGGCATCCGTGCGGTGTCGGCTTGGCGATTCTCGCCACCGGTGTCGACTCCGGCGGTCACCACACCGACGAGGTCTATCAGTTCTGCCGCGTCCGCCGCTGGCGCAACGTGTTCGCCATCAAAGGCGCGAGCAAGCCCGGCAGGCCGGTGATCGCTCAGCGCCCATCGATGGTCGACGTGACTTGGAAAGGCCAGACCGAACGCAACGGCGCCGAGCTCTGGTTCGTCGGCACCGACACCGCGAAGGACTGGATTTACAACCGCTACCCGTTCCCGGACGGACCGGGCTCACTGCACTTTGCCAACGACCTGCCGGATGAGTTCTTTGCTCAGTGCGTGGCAGAGCGCAAGGTCGCCCGTTACGTGCGCGGTCACAAACGCATCGAATGGGTTAAGGGCAAGGCCGAGCGCAACGAAGCGCTCGACCTGATGGTGTATTGCCTGGCCATGGCTCATTACCTGGGCATCAACCGTTATCAGGAACATGACTGGGAGCGGGTCCGGCAGTCCTTGGCGCAGTCTGGCTTGTTCGATGAAGTGTCGAGTGTCAAACCTGTCCAGGGCCAGCGCTTAAACGACAACGAGGCACCCGCACCAACGGCCGCACGACAGACTCAACCGGCGCCGCAACCTGCGGCACCGGTTGTGCAATCGCGACCCGCAGCAACACCACCTCCACGCCGCAGCTCCACCAGCGGTTACCTGAAGAGACGCTGATATGTCATTTACTCAGAAGCACCTCGACGCGGTTGAGGCGGCCATCGCTCGCGGTGAAAAAACCGTGCGTTACGGCGATCGCACCGTGGAGTACCGATCCATCGACGAGTTGATCACGGCTCGCGACCAGATCCGCACTTCGCTGGTCAACTCGGCCGGGCCACGCTCGCGTGTGGTTCGGTTGTACCACGGAGGCAAGGGAGTCTAATGGCCCGACACTTTCCGACGTTGACCCGTAACGGATTCGTGTTGCCGTCGAACATCAAAGCCAGTTACGAAGGCGCCGGGGAGGGCCGGCGCTCCACTGGTTGGGATGCTCCCGACAACGGGATCAACAGCATCAACACCCCGGCATTGCGCAACCTGCGTTCGCGCTCTCGGGCAGCCGTTCGCAATGACCCGTATGCCTTCAACGTGATCGACAAACGCGTCAGCAACTTGATCGGCACGGGCATCACCCCACGGCCGACCACTGAAGACGATGCTTTACGCAAGTTGCTGCAGGAGCTGTGGGGCGATTGGGTCGACGAGTCGGATGCGGATGATCGCACTGACTTCTACGGCCAGCAGGGCCTAGTGGCGCGCACGGTTGAAACCTCGGGCGAGTGTTTTGTGCGGTTGCGACCGCGCAGCCTGGACGAGGGATTGGCGGTTCCGCTGCAGTTGCAGATTCTGGCGCCGGAGTTTGTCCCGCACGACAAGTATGAGAGCACTAAAACCGGCAACACCATCCGCGCCGGAATCGAGTTCAACCCCGGCGGCAAGCGCGTGGCGTACTGGATGTACTTGTCGCATCCGCGCGATGCGGCGTCGCTGAACGCTGGCTACAACCAACTGGTGCGAGTGCCGGCGGCGCAGGTGCTGCACATCTTCGAACCGGTGGAACCCGGTCAACTGCGCGGCGTGCCGCGATTGTCGCCGGTGCTCAAGCGTTTGCGCAGTCTCGACAACTACGACGACGCGGTGTTGTTTCGTCAGGAAGTGGCCAACCTGTTTGCCGGCTTTATCAAGCGACCAACGCCGGAGTCAGGACCTGTACCCAGAGATCCGGTGACCGGCGCTCCGTTGAATCTGGATCGTGATGGCTTCACACCGATGGTTGCCCTTGAACCCGGCACCATGCAGGAACTGGGGCCAGGTGAAGAGGTGGAGTTCTCCAAGCCACCGGACGCGGGCAACAACTACCCCGACTTTATGCGGCAGCAACTAATGGCTGCAGCGGCGGGGTCCGGCACGCCTTACGAGATCCTCACCGGCGACATGCGTGGGATCAACGATCGAGCGCTACGTGTGGTGCTCAACGAATTTCGGCGCCGCCTGGAACAACTGCAGTTCAGCGTTTACGTCCATCAGCTCTGCCGCCCAGTGCGGGCAGCTTGGATGGACATGGCGGTGTTGGCTGGTGTCCTGGTGCTGGACGATTACGCGCAGAAACGCCGTGACTACCTGCGTACCCGCTGGGTGCCGCAAGGCTGGGCCTACATCCAGCCGGTGCAGGATGTGCAAGCCCGGCGGATGGAAGTACAGGCCGGCTTTGCCTCACGCAGCGAGATGGTTCTGCGCACCGGCTACGACGCTGAAACGGTCGATCAGGAAAACGCCGCCGATCTGGCTCGGGCCACAGCACTGGGTCTCAACTACAACACCCTGGATGCCGTCGAAACAACCGACGACAAGGAGCAACCATGAGCAAAAAAGCGCGACCGCGCATTTACAACCGCGCCGGCCAGCGCGTGCCAGTTCAGGACAAAACTTGGTATGCCGTGCAGGCCAGCGGAGAGGCTGCCGAGCGAGTAATCGAAGTCTTTGTCTATGGCGAGATCGGTACCTGGGGCATTACGGCCAATCAGTTCGTGCAAGACCTGCGGGCCATGGATGACGGTGTATCGCCGGTGATTGCGGCGTTCAACAGCATCGGTGGCGATTTGTTCGACGGGCTGGCTATGCACAACGCTTTGTCGCGTCTGGGTGAGCGTTGTACCGGGCGGATTGACGCGTTGGCTGCCAGCGCGGCCAGCGTGGCGGTGTGCGGCGCGCATAAAGTTGTGATTGCGGCCAATGCCATGTTGATGATTCACAACCCCTGGACCTACGCCAGCGGGGATGCCGAAGACTTCCGCAAGGTGGCCGATGCGCTCGACCAGACGATGGAGGCGATCATCGCAGCCTACAAAGCGAAGGCGCCGAACATCGATGAGGTCGAACTGCGGCGGCTGGTCGCCGCTGAAACCTGGCTCACCGCGAATGAGGCCGTGGCCTTGGGTTTGGCCGATGAAGTCGGCGACGGCATCAAGGTCAAGGCCTGCCTTGGCCAAGGTGGTGTGTTGCAGCGTTACCAGCATGCGCCGGCTGAGTTGTTGGCCCAGCTCGACGAGCCACCAGAAGCGGATCCGGATCTAGAGCTGGATCCGGTCGATCCACCATTGGTGCCACCGGTGGTCGATTCGGCCAAGTTGGCACTGATGATCACCCAGCGCTGCTCGGAGGCGGGCATCACCAATCTGGTCGAGCCACTGCTCAGTTCAACCCGGCTCGAAAGCGAAGAGATCGTCCTGGCCGGACTTACCCGCGCCAAGGCAGTGAATGACCTGTGCGTGGCTGCCCGGTTGCCAGAGTTCAGCGTCGAATACGTTGCTGCGGGGCTCGATGTGGCAGCAGTTCGGGCGCGTCTGTTCGACAAAATTGTCACCAGCGGCAAGGGCTTCGAAATCGATAACAGTCTGCCCCTGGATGACGACCCAGCCCCCAAGGTGCTGGCCAAACAACCTGATCCCACCTCGATCTGGGCTTCGCGACAAGCGGCCCAATCTGGAACTGCGCGCGGCGCGAAAGGAGCAAGACCATGACCATCAAAAAAGAGCCGATCCACGCGGGTGAGTTTCTTCTGTCTGAAGGGGCGGGGAACATTTCGCGGGAATCGATCAACGTTGCGGCAGGTCCGGCGCTGTACCCAGGGCAAGTCCTGGGGCTGATGACCGCGACGCGTGAATTCGCGCCGTACCACCCGGCCGCTGAAGACGGCACCCAGACCGCTGTGGCGATTCTCTTCGGGCCACTGGGGGCGTCGGACATCGTGCGCCGGGGTCGCGCTGTGGTGCGTCTGGCGGAGGTCAGCGAAGTGCACCTGACCGGACTTGACCCTGAGGCCGAGAGAGACCTGGCTGCCCATTTTCTGATCGTCCGCTAGGACCTTTAGTCACGTTTACCCAGCCCGCCCTGAGCGGGCTTTTCAATTTCTGGAGAGTACCCATGGCCGAGATCGCCATTTTTGACGACGAAGCATTTACCGTTACCGCGCTGACTGCTGCACTCAACGATCAACCTTACCTGCCGGGCCGTATCAGTGCTCTGGGCCTGTTTCGCGAGGAAGGCATCACCACCCTGACCGTACAGATCGAAAAGGACGGCGACACCCTGGCGCTGGTGCCGGCCGGTGAGCGCGGTGGCTCTGGTCTGGTGGTCGCCGCCAGCAAGCGCAACCTGATTCCGTTCAACACCGTGCACCTGCCGGAACGCTTTACCATCAAGGCCGACGAGATCCAGGGCATTCGTGCCTTCGGTACCCGCACCGAGTTGCAGGCCGTGCAAGATGTGGTCAATACCCGTCTGGCCAAAGCGCGCCGCCAGTTGGACGCGACCCATGAGTTCCAGCGCATGGGTGCGCTCAATGGCCTGATCCTTGATGCCGATGGTTCGACGGTGCTGTTGGACCTCTACGATCGATTTGGTGTGCAGCGTCAGACACTGTCGATGGGATTGGCTGACCAGAAAACTAAGCTGCGTGTTAAATGCGTTGAAGCGCTGGATATGCAAGAAGACGCGCTCGGTAGCGTAACCAGCACCGGTTCTCGCGCTTTCTGCGGCAAGAATTTTTGGAACAGTCTGATCGTTCACGATTCAGTCGAGAAGACTTATCTCAACAGCCAGCAAGCGGCAGCCTTGCGTGGCGACGCTCGAGAAAGCTTCGAGTTTGGTGGCATCACCTGGGAGCGCTACCGTGGCAAAGTCGCCGGCGTGTCTTTCGTCCACGACGATAAAGCGCTGCTGGTTCCTGAAGGTGTTCCTGATCTGTACATCTCGGTATTCGCACCGGCTGACTACATGGAAACGGTCAACACCCAAGGCATTCCGTATTACAGCAAGATTGAGCCGATGCAGTTCGGCAAGGGCATGGCCGGCGAAGCCCAGTCCAACCCGCTGCACCTGTGCACCCGACCTCGCGCCCAGATCCTGCTGGAGCTCTGACCATGAGCTTTCGCGATCTGATTGCCGAGGTGGACGCAGTGGTGTTCGAAACGCTGGGCGATACCGCACGGATCGAGGGTCGCGAAGAACCGGTGTTGGGTATGTTCGCCGCTCCGTGGTTGCAGCCCAAGTTCGGCAAGCTGAACACCGGTTTGCGTGAGCCGCGGTTCGAGATCCGCGTCAGCGATTCGCACGGCCTGGAGCAGGGCATGCTGGTCAGCATCGATCTGCCCGCGCTGGATGGCGGTGGCGATTACGACCTGTTGCAGCTGGAGCCGAGCGGTGACGGTCTGGTCGCCTTGATCCTGAGGATGCGCGCATGAGTGTCGGCAGCTACTTCAAGCCCTCGGCCGGTGGCGGGATGATTTCCATCCAGTCCTCGATGGCGGACCTGAAAGCGTTCCAGGACTTCGCCAAGCTGGTGCCCAAGGCCGCCGCAGCCGCCCAACGTCGGGCGATCAACAAAACGCTAGGTTGGCTGCGCACGCACATTGCCCGAGCCGTCAGTCGGCAGGAACGCATTGCGGTGGCGGCGGTTCGTCAGCGCTTGCGCAGCTACCCGGTCTCCGG